ATAGCCGCCGCGTACTATATCATCGATGTCAATACTGATGGCACAGCGATAGGTTTTGGAACTGCTGTGGATGACGATGATAATGGTTTAATATCGGGTTTTCCAATAAGTATAAATGATGAGTCCGGAAATACGGCTTTTTCTGTGGGATTGGACGGGATTCCATACTGCAGAAATGCGAATAGCGACTACGGGACGATTTTTAATCTTATATATCCGGTAGGCTCGTTATATATGAGTGCTAATGCAATAAATCCAAGTATTTTGTTTGGAGGAACATGGGAACAGATTGAGAACAAATTCTTGCTTGCTGCAGGATCTGCTTATACCGCAGGTAGCACAGGTGGCAGTGCAGATGCTTCTGTGATAGCGCATACGCACTCCGTCACAGGGACAGCAGCTTCAAACGGTGCCCATACGCATAGCATGAAAGAAATATGGAGTGATGGCTCTGGATCTAAGAGCGCATACACAATGTCATCAAGCAGAAAACTGACAACAAGAAGTACGGCTTCTGCTGGAGCGCATACACATTCCGTATCAGGAACAGCGGCAAGCACAGGCGTAGCGGCTGCCGGAAAGAACATGCCGCCGTACCTTGCCGTCTACGTTTGGAAGAGAACAGCATAGGAGGCCGAAGATGATTATGAATATTACGTTATTTCTTGCAGGAATCTGCCTTGGTGTACCGCTCGGATGGGCGGTTTTATTTTGCCTTGTCATGAGGGACATCTGGCCGAAAGAGCCGCCGACAAAGGAAGAATGGAAGCAGATGTAGGAAGGAGGACTTTGCCATGAAGGAATTTTGGATCATGATCCAGACCATCTTCACCGGGCTCGGTGGATGGATTGGATATTATCTCGGAGGATGTGATGGATTGTTATATGCACTGATCGCTTTCGCTGTCGTGGATTACCTGACAGGAATCATGTGTGCGATAGCGGATAAGAAACTATCAAGCACCGTGGGCTTTAAGGGCATCTGCAGAAAGGTGCTTATTTTTTTGCTCGTCGGTATTGCCAACATTGTCGACGTGCAGGTGACCGGACAGCCCGGAGTCCTGCGTACTGCCGTTATATTTTTCTATCTTTCCAATGAGGGCGTGAGCCTTCTGGAAAACGCTGCGCACCTTGGGCTTCCGATACCGGAAAAGCTCAAAGAGGTGCTGGAGCAATTACATGGAAGGGATAAGAAGGAGGAGAAGTAAATGGGATATACGAACAGCAAGATGGTGGTGTATAAGAGGCTTTCACCAAACCATTCTGGAAAGAGAACGCATTCGATTGACCGGATCACACCACACTGCGTGGTAGGTCAGTGTACAGCAGAAGGGCTTGGGAGCTGGTTTGCTCAAGCCTCCACACAGGCATCCAGCAACTACGGCATTGATAAGGATGGCCGGGTTGGACTGTATGTGGAGGAGAAGAATCGCTCCTGGTGTTCATCTTCGAATGCCAATGACCAGAGGGCTGTTACGATCGAGTGTGCTTCGGATACCAAGGAGCCGTACACGATGAACAGTAAGGTCTATGCTACGCTGGTAAAACTCTGTGTAGACATCTGCAAGCGTAACGGTAAGAAGAAGCTGATTTGGTTTGGAGACAAGGCAAAAACCCTGAACTATACACCGAAGTCAGATGAGATGATCCTGACCGTCCACAGGTGGTTTGCAAACAAATCCTGCCCGGGGAACTGGCTCTATAGCAGGCTTGGCAAACTGGCGACGGAGGTGACGAAGCAGCTCGGTGGAAAGACGACAACCAGCACTACGAGTAAGACAAAGGTGCCGTTTTTAGTCCGTGTTGATGTTGATGATCTCAATATCCGAAAGGGTGCTGGAACCAACTATGCAAGGACTGGAAAATATACAGGTAAAGGAGTCTTTACCATTACGGAAGTGAAGTCCGGGAAAGGAAGCACGGCTGGATGGGGAAAGCTCAAAAGTGGTGCAGGCTGGATCTCGCTTGATTACGCTAAGAAGATATAAGGAATACTGCCCGGGAGCGATCTCGGGCTATTTCTTTTTACCCATCGGAATTCAGCGGTGAACAGCCGCTTTATTACTTGACTAATCGCGGTTTCAGAGTGATGTATAGTACTACCAAAATGATAGGAGGGAGAGCGTGAAGGTTAAAAAGATCGAGAAGAAAAGACCGGAAGGCAAGAAGCAACGTGTCTGCGCTTACGTCCGGGTATCGACAGATAGCATTGAGCAGGAAGAATCACTGGATAACCAGACAGCATATTTTAAGCGGCTCATTACGGAGAATCCACAGTGGGAATTTGCCGGGATCTATGCTGATCAGGGAATCACAGGATACAGCGAAAACAGACCACAGTTTCAGAGCATGCTCGCGGATGCCCGGGATGGAAAGATCGATATGATTGTCGTGAAAAGCGTGTCCAGATTCGCAAGGAATACAGAGACAGTGCTGAAGGTATCAAGGGAGATGAAGGCTCTGGGTGTCGGAATATATTTTCAGCTTCAGAATATCAATACCATGACGCAGGCCGGAGAGCTTATGCTGACGATTCTTGCAGCCTTTGCACAGGCAGAGAGTGAGTCGAACTCAGCCAATGTCAGGATGACGATTCATAACAAGTTCAAGAAGGGCGAGCCAGTATATAACCTTGCCGGGCTTTACGGATATGCTGAAGACGAAGACGGAAATATCGTTATAGACGAGGAGCAGGCAGAAGTCGTCCGGACAGCCTTTGATTTATCTGAGAAAGGCATCTGGGCGAGCAAGATCGCAGGCTACCTTAACGGAAAAGGAATCCCGTCGCCAAAGGGCTGCAAGTGGGGCGGAGGGCAGATCCGGAAGATGCTCCGCCATGAGGCCTACAAGGGCGATCGCATTTTACAGAAAACATATAATGACGGACATCGGAAGACCAGAAAGAACACTGGAGAGATGGATCAATGGTACCTAACGGATACACATCCAGCCATCGTTTCCCGGGAGCAGTGGGATGCAGTGCAGAAGGTGCTGGATGAAAGGTCTGAGGCCTACACACAGAAGCAGCCAGTGGAAAAGAAAAGGCATCATCCACATAGCAGATACCCACTTTCCGGAAAGCTATACTGCCCATACTGCGGCTGCCTTTTATATCATAAATGGGACTCCGACCAGAGCTTCGAATACTGGATGTGCAGCACAAGGCTCAAATGGTCTCCGGAGAGCTGTCCGGGTGTATATGTTCCGGCAAAGTTCTTAAAAGGCTGGGAGGGCATTGATGAGGAGCTTGTGGTTATCCAGTATAAAGACGAGTACGGCATGGATCGTGTCGAGGCCTATCCGAAGGTCGAGTGGGAGCAGGAGCATACCTACCCGAATGAATTTCACAGGCCACAGCCTAAAAAGAAGGAGAAGCCAAAGAAGCGAGATGTGATCCGGCGCAAGCACCCGGAGGCTCCAGAGGGAAGAAGACATACCCGAGCCACTTATCCGCACAGCAAAAAGCTCTACTGCCCATATTGCGGCAGGGTAATGATTCACAAGTGGGATGGTGGAGTCCCATACTGGCAGTGTGGCTCTCAGAGGAATCACTACCAGCACCCGGACGAGCCAAAGTGCAAAATGAAATATCTACCATGTGAGATATCGGATGCATGGGGAGAGATAAAAAAGCCTGTTACGGTCATTCCATTTACGGATGATGTCGGTAACAGGTTTTTTACATACATGGATAAAGAAGAGTATGAGGCATCGGATGACTGCCCATACGGAAAGGACTGATTATGGCAAAAGAGATTATTCATATTCCTGCAAATAAGAAGAAGGGTACGCAGGTCGAAACCACAAAGAAGCTACGGGTTGCAGCTTACTGCAGGGTTTCCAGCGAGCAGGATCAGCAGCTCAATTCTTTCGAGAATCAGGTGGCATATTACACGGAATACATCGAAAGGAATCCGGAATACGTCATGGCCGGGATCTACGCAGATGAAGGCATCTCCGGAACCAACACCAGAAAGCGAGGGGAGTTTAACCGAATGATCCGGGACTGTGAGGCTGGGCTTATCGATCTTGTTATCACAAAGTCCATCAGTAGATTTGCAAGGAACACGCAGGATTGCCTGCATTACTCCCGTATGCTAAAGGACATGGGCATCGGCATCATATTCGAAAAAGAAAACGTGGATACCACAGCGGCATCAGGCGAGCTGCTCTTTACCATTCTGGCATCCCTTGCACAAGACGAGAGCCGGACGATATCTGAGAACGTTGTCTGGGGTAAGCAGTCTCTGTTCTCCCAAGGCAAATGGGCGATGTGTACCGACCGCTTTTATGGCTATGACAAAGACGATGAGGGGAACCTTATAAAGAACCCGGAGCAAGCCGAGGTGGTCAAGTGGATGTTTGAATCCTTCATCACTGGAATGAATCCGGACATTATTGCACGGACGCTAAATGAAAAAGGCATCCCCGGAGCAATGGGAAAGCCAGCATGGAAGGTTAGCACGGTCAAGCAGGTACTGAAAAACGAAAAGCACATGGGAGATGTATATCTTCAGAAATGGTACACTCCGAATTACCTGACGCATAAGATTGCGAAGAATGAAGGGCAGCTCCCGATGTACCATATAAAAGATGACCACGAGCCGATCGTGGATAAGGAACTGTGGGAAGCCGTACAGCTTGAGCTTGCAAGAAGAGAAGATTTCATGAGGGAGCATGAGCTAACGACGATGGGGCAGTTTACGGATATCAGACCTTTCTCACATAAGGTGATCTGCGGCTGCTGCAATCATATCTATTCCAGACGGACGCTCACCCGGAGCTGGGGAAAGGTAAATACATGGGAATGCGGTCAGCGATATAAGGAGAAGGGAAAGAGGCACTGCCTTGATAGCGACATTCTTTATGAAGCGGAGCTCTTTGATGGATTCGTTGAGGCTTGGAATAAGATACTTTCCCGGAGAAAGACAAACATGCGAAAGTGGGAGAGACTTGCCTCAAGCGGCAATGCACTGGAAAGAGTCCGGGCAAAGCAATTTATAGAAATTACGGATGGAATGGAGCCCCTGACGGAGATGGATATAAGCCTCGTGAGCCGGGTGTTCGATCACTGCGTTTATTATAGCAGCGGAGATACCGAGTACCATTTCCTTGACGGAACAGTTATCACAGTCCACACCAAGTCAAAAAGAGATAAGGCATATTTCAAGAAGGTGGCTCAGAAGTTATAATTCCGGGTCATCTTCTTTTGCCTTGGCAAGCTCCTCCTCAAGCTTCTGCTTTTTGGTAGGAGCTTTATGGGTATAGAGCTTTTCAAAGCTGAGGGTTGTTTTCCGGTTCTTGTTATAGTTGATAATAAGTGTCTCTGCATAGCCAAGCGATCCTGCTTTCCGCTCACGGGCGGTGCGGCTGATCTCCCGGGGCGAGATGCGGCTGAGCTTTTCTTTGAAGATATCTTCCTTCAGAGAATCGCCGTAGGCAAAGATGATTCTGGCAACACCGGAGAGCATGTTGGCAGAAAGGGAGTATGCTTCACCTTCCCAAGTGCCAACAATCATGCGAAGTGTCTGATCCAGAATGTGATACCCGTATTTGTCATAGATTCTTTCGACAGTAGATATTGCACAAATGCCTCCGGGTGCGCTTCCCGGAGTGACGGTGAGGTCGTAAGATTCGACCAGATCTTTTATGATAAGGTGCTTGTCGCTTCCAGCCTCAATATTTGCGATGAAGGTTTCGTAAGGCAGAAGAGGCTTTACGTACTTCATCTGATTTGCGAAGATATCGGCTTCGTGCTCATATTCCAGATCGTCATAGATCATGCACCATACTGGTGTTTCACGGGAGCCGGAGACGAGGGCGACAATTTCGATGGTGTGCTGGCCGTTAAATACGTAGTTGGTTCCGTTTCTGCGGCTTACCTTCACTGGGTTGATCTGATACAGATCGAAGTTGGCAGCGGCTTTCTTAACGTGATTCATAGAGAGATGCCTCTGGTACTCCTGGTTGGAGACCAGATTTTTTATTGGGATCTGCTCGAAGTACACATTAGGAACATACTGCAGTAGCTCATTCATGTTGGTATTCCTCCTTTAACGATGCTTGCATACTGAGTATCGCATCTTGTAGTAGTGATAACTGCTCATTGACTTTATCTTTTGCACCGGATGTGGCTTTGGAAAAGTCAGTGTTTTTATGCGCTCGTTTGATCGAGCTCACCCACGTTGGGATGGTAAATATCAGGTTAGCAAGATCGGAGTCCGGATCGTAGGCTGGCATCTGCCTGATTGGAAGGCTGTCATCTTCCTGCTGCCGAGTTGGTGGCATGGGAATAGAGGGCAGGCTCTTCCAGAGAAGCTCATGCCTAAAATCCGAATAGGTAATATGGTCAATATTGCTTTTTGACAGTGTATTGTTCAAGGCATGAAGTTCACGAGAGGGAAGTCGCTCCAGCTCTATGATATTTTCATGAGAAATTTTCAGCTTTCCGGACAGAATCTTTGCTGCGATTTCTGGCTCCTTTTCCCGGAGACTATCGATGCACTTGGTGAAAATCTCATACTTTAGTACCGTGCCTCGAGAGATTTTTAACTCGTCTGCAATCTGCTGTGAGATCTCCTGTTTCCTGTAAACACGTCCGGGGATGTAGGGGTGCGTGCTTTCATTCTTGCTGCTGTACATTTGAGCCTTTCTTTCGAGCTCAGACTGATAGAGCCTTCCGATCAGATACTTGTACATCTCGTTGATAAGGTCGTTACGTTGTAATTCTTCCTTGCAAATATATACGAATGCCTCTGCCTTAGACCGGAACATGGAGTGCCTGATCTTAAACCGGATGTTGTTTTCTTTGCAGATTTCATATCTTTTATTGCCGTCGATAATGATCCCATGCCAAACAAGGATATGTTCCTTGCATCCCTCAGTAAAAAGGCTATGTTTAAGCTTTATATAATCCCTGTCTGACAGGGGCTGTTTTAGTAGGAGAAAATCCTCATCGCTTTCAAGTAGCGGAGGAGTCCAATTATTATCATTCATGTGCAAGTGCGTCCTCCATAAGTACAATGTCTTTCATAGGAAAGAGGGCGATACCGGAGCTTTCGTTACATTCTCCATAGATTCGGTAGGAGCAGTTAGACCGCCAGTCTGACCGAACCTTCTGAAGTGTTCGCATTAATTCCTTGGAGTGGATTTCATAACAGTTACCATCAGTGAGCAGCTCCTTATGAACCTTGAGACCAAGATGATCTTCTGGGATGGTTCCTTTGATAGCGAGCATCCCTGAATTTGGATTGACAAGAAGCTGTATGAAATCTGGATCACCGATCAGATGTAGTGTTACCTTGTGGACTCGAATTCTGTTCTTCTTTAAATCAATACAGACGATGGGTTGTTGTGTTGTCTGACTGTTCATTTGTGGCTACCTCGCTTTCATTTTCTGTACTTTGCCCGGCAGCGGATTGCTTCTTTTCCTGAACGCCGAATATCGAATAGCCCTCAAAAATGTTGACCTGAAGGTTTCGCTGATGCTCCTCAACAGAAAGGCCGAACTGATTCTTCCAGTCTTCCGGGTATACCGGGGTGCGAGAGGCTTTGACTTTTCCGTCTTCGCTGACTTTGCGCTCGTAGATTTCTGGGTTTGCTAAGTCAAAGGTAAAGAGCAGCTCTCCATTTGAACGGATGAGTTTTCCAAGCAGCTTATACCTATGATTTGGATTCCAGCCCATAAGCGCGAAGATCTTACCAAAGAAGATCTTGCAGGTGACCTGCTTTGGAGCAATCTTTTTACCAGCAGAGCACCAGCGGAAAGAATCTTTTTCTTCCTCCATGCATGGCCGGATGGCCAGCTTCTTCGTTTCGGGGTTGACAAGAGCCTGAACATATTCCACTTCGGGCAGCTTGCGTATGCAAGCCATATTAACGGACACCTTATTTTGGTTTAATGTAAATGATGGTTCGTATATGTGTGAGAAGAACTCTCCCCGGACAACCTGAAAGCCTTCATAATTAAAGCTGTCGTCCTCGATAATCTCAATATCCGCTGTTCTTCTTTTGTTTTCTGTTTCACTCATCGGTAGCATTCTCCTTCATCTGTTCAATCATTGATTCAATTTCAGTTTTTATGGTTTCCCGATCCGTCACTTTGATATCGGGTTCCTTGTACGGCTCGCTTTGATGTGCGATGTTCCATGAGGCAAGGGCATCATCGCTTTCTGCCTTTTCCTGCATGCGGTCGTAATATTCTGCGCCGAAAGAGTCTCCCCATTCGGAGGGGTAGGCCAGCACCTGTTTGGACTTTGGTGCGGTAAAGGGTGTCAGGTCAGGGTTGCTGCTATTTTGCTCACCAGCCTGATCGATCACATGCTTTGGAATAAGGACTTCTGTATCTGTTAAATCGAAAATCAAGAACTGCTCGTTATCTTTTTTCTTCAGTGATCCAAGCAGCCTATATTTACATTCGTCTCGCCAGCCCAGCAGTTTGAATATAGTGGGAAGGCAGGCCGTACCGCTGATTGCCTTAGATGTTAGTTTCCCGTTTGATGTAGTAGCCCACTCCACAGCATTGACTACTTCTTTGGATACAGGCCGAATAGCCAGCAGCTTCTTTTCCGGGTGGATCAATAGCTCCACGGTACGGGCATCTCCAAACTTACGGATTGTGGCAATCGTGAATTTCATCTGATCGTGGGAAATGGTGACAGTGTTCCTTCCGGGAGTATCAAAGAACTGGCCATGAGCGATTTCGTAACCGCGCAGATCGAAATCTCCCTTATTGATTTTGATTCCTTTGCCTTCGGTCTCCGGAACCATTCCTCCCTCATAAGCACTTTCGCAGGCCTCGTAGTAGTCCTCGACCTTAAAGCCAGCCCACCGTGGGTTGATTGATACAAAGCCGCGAAGCGTACCGTCCTTTACCACGTGAAGGGCAGGGAGGATGCTCTTGTTGCCGTACTTGGCATTGGCAATCAGCCGCTGCACTGCAATGAAATCATCCCGGCTTATAATGCTTTCGTGATGATCGCGCTGGCGGTATTGATTCCGATCTTGCTTATTCTTTCGTGACTTATGATCGAGATAGTTGGGAGTCCACGTTTTCCGGGCAAGCACATCTCCGCAGTGTCGTTCGTTTTGAAGAATCTGCAGTATACTGCCGGGTGACCAGGTGGTGTTACCTTTCTTTGTTTTCCTTCCGAGCTTTGTTAGTATCTCAGCGATTCCCTGTGTGGAATAGCCGTATAGGTAAAGGAAGAATATGAGGCGGACAGTTTGAGCCTCGTCCTCATTAATGACAAGGTTCCCGTCCTCATCAACGTCATAGCCGAGGAGGGCAGGAGTGAGGAAGATTCCCCGTTTAAAACGCATCTCAATGGATGCGTTCATGATTTCACTTTTGGTATGGCTTTCTTCCTGAGCGAGCGTAGCAATAAAGGCCAGACTCATCTCGCTGTTAGGATCAAGCGTATATATGTTTTCAGTTTCGAAGAAGATACCGATGGGAGGCTTTTTGCCTTTGAGGAGCCGGACATAACCGATACAGTCCATGATGTTTCTGGCAAAACGGGAGACGCTCTTTGTAACGATGAGATCGATCTTATCGTTGTTGCAATCATCGATCATCCTTAGAAAGCTGTCTCTGTGGTTCAGGGAAGTTCCTGAGATGCCTTCGTCTGCATAGATGTCTACGAGCTTCCAGTCCGGTCTCCGGTTGACAAGATCTGTGTAGCGATTCTTCTGTAGTTCGTAGGAGGAGGTCTGCCGGGGATCATCAGTAGAGACTCTGGCATAAACAGCCACGCGCTTTTCCGTTGTGCCGTTATAGAAATCCTCTCTCGGAATGGCCGGGATTACATCGAGAGTGCTCTCATCGATTCCTTTATATCTTTCCCGAATCTTTGACTTTCTGTCCTGCTGAGGTAGGCTCTTTTCATTCTCATTCATAGACTTCATCCTTGCTATATTAATTATGAATATCATATTGTTTTCGTAACGAATAAACCATTAACCAGAGGTAAAGCGTTTTACTTCCGGTTAATGGTAAGGGGCAGGTTTTTATGATTTATTTGATATCATCCCTGCTGTGTGCGGATAGCTTCCAGCCGTTCTCACGTAGGATTTCTTTTGAAGAACGCAGCAATTCGTATATGAATCTGCGCTCTTCAAGAGTACAATCATTCATAAGCTCGTCGATATCTGTTTGGTAATCTGTAGGATTATGGAGCTGATTGCCGGACAACAATTCGTCGAGTGTGATGCCCAGCACATTGGAGATCTTGAGGAGTGATCCAAGGCTGGGCTTCTTTTTGCCTGTCTCAACAAGGGAAACATAAGTGTTTGACAGCTCTGCATCCCACGCCAGCTGCTCTTGTGAGTAGCCTGCTTCCTCGCGTTTCTCGCGTATCCGCGTGCCGATTAATTCATAGTTGATGTCGTTCATGTCTTCTACCTCCTTGTGCGTTATTCGGGTGAATCCCGGCGAGATCCAGCCCGTGTCGTATCTATCGCTCAGGTCGGCAGATTAATCCACTTGTTTTCGAGAATAGTTTAAAAATCAACGTTTCTTCATTCAAGTGGCCAACTCTCTACATTATTATATGTGGGATGTAAACATATTTTGATAATAGGAAAGAGCATGCTCGCAGGGGTATCCCCGGGTATTTTGAGCAAATGAAGTTTTTCCTATTTAATACCCATCGGTTATTAGGGCGTATGATTATTTGCTGATGAGTCTCTCTCCGGGTCGATGACAGGATCACTGATTACCGCTCAGTTTGCCGGCGAACAGGGACGGACGGTGTATGCGGTGCCGGGAAACATCAACAGCCAGTTCAGCATCGGGACGAATCTGCTGATTCGAGACGGCGCGGTGCCT